TCATTTTTTGATTTTGTAAATCAAACGACCTACTACAATCAAAATAACTATAATAATAAAAGCAATAGCCCATCCTCCGACAGTCAACCTTACTTCTTCCCATTTAGTAAGCTTATGTTCTACTGGATAAGGCACACGAACCGAATCTGAACGCAATATGGACACCGTATCATATCTAACCTTGTCACGATAGACGTACTTCCAAATAACTTTATCCTGATATACGGTATCTCCAACCATCCATTGGTTGACGAATACGCTGTCTCGTTGGTATATGCTGTCACGTAAATATCGGTCAACATAAATACTGTCAGTTGTCACAGTCTCAACCGGGATATATCTGATAGATTTGCACCCTACGAACAAACTTACCAGGATACAGACAAGAACTCCACCCAAAACACATTTCATTGTATCCACCGTTGCGCTTCCCACTCCCTACGTTTAACAAGTCCAGTAAGCCTCTTTCCACCAGCATATACCCAGCGTCTAAACTGTGTCTGTATTTCCATCGCTGAAGCACCTGCTCTTATCTTTGCCAACAACGTAGATCCAGCAAGGTTGCCTGCTCCAAGATTATACACGAAGTCTGTAAGCGCATCAAACTGCCCCTGTGTCAATTTGAGCTGTAGCCCGTTCACATAATTCTCGGCTGTCAGCAAATCTCCACGCAGAAGACAATCCGCCTGTTTCTCTGTTATTTTCTGTCCAGACTTCACACCATGTGTGTGTCCGTAACCTATAGTCCATACTCCTGCACTGTCTTTGTAAGAAGTAAGACATAACCCTTCAAACTCCTTGATTTTTTGGATTAAAATTTCACTTGATTTCATATTTTTTATTTTTGTCCTTATCATCTTTTCTCTCACTCCATGCCTTCGTTACCCCTGCTGTAGCGAATAGTCCAGCCACACTACCTACAAATGCTGCCAAGCCGTTCAGATTTGTCTGAATAGTGCCGTTTCTCACAACTTCTACAACCAGCACGAACCCCACAATCAGCAATAGCAGGCAACCTATCAGCGTCACCGCAACGAGAAAGAAACTCTTACTGCTTACACCGGTGTTGCTCTCTATCAGTTTCTTCAGGTACTCCGTCACTTTCATTCTGTACTCCTTTCGTATGGTAACTGTTATATTCTTGGTCTGCATGCTTTACATGCCGGAAATAGTCACGCGGCGGTATTCTCTTCAAGCACTCATCATCTGGCCGTACACACAAATTGTGCCGCGCCTCCATCAACTGAAGACGCAACTCGTTATTCTCACGTGTCAGTTCGTTGTTTATTTTTCCAGCTCATGCTTCTCGATGTACAATTTGTCCACACGCTCGTTCAACTCCCGTATTTTCTCATCCTGCTGTTCTATTCGTGCCTTAAGGCTCTCCACAAGACTCTTCATCACACCCATCTCTTTCTCGTCAGCCTCTATCTCTTTGATATCAGCCTCTGCCTTAGCCTTGCGACTCTCCGGCTTCATGAAAAAGAGAAATTTCAACGCACTCAACCCACCGAACGCCCCGGCGAAGGCAACTATCATCTCGACCACTCCATCCATATGCACACTACTCCTTGTTGTTTACCGTAAGTAAAGATTCCAACCTATTAATCCTATCCCGGAAAGCCTGTCTTTCTCTTTGTAATTCCACGATATCGTAAGGTTGGTTTCCTCCTGTCAGTGAAGCCTCATAACATTTGATTACCTTATAGTCGCTACCCGCAAGCAGGCTCTTTTCTCTATTTATCTCCTCACGAACTCTCTGCTCATCAAAACGCTTTTCATACTTATATGCGATGTGATCTCCAGCATCATATGGAACAGGTACGATGCACATGTAGTCTTCTACAGTCTGCATCGACGCTTCGTCTATCGCATCAACGCGCTTCCAGCCATACGGAAGTTCCGCCACCTGTTCATCTACACTGACTGTCCGGGTCTGTATTTTCCCATCCGCGTCTTTCTCTTTTATTACCTTCGGCTCTATGTATCTTGAGCGTAGATACGCGCCTTCCATATATCCGTATTGATTCATAGTTTAATTTTATTTATACACCATGTTTCCGTTCCCAATCCTTTTATAAAAACGGCTATTATCGTATAACCTGCAGATGCGTCCACGTAGCTTGCCTCAGTCGCTCCGGTCCGCAATTTCTGACCTCCGCTCGCATATAAACGCATAGAACCTGTTCCCAACTGCTCCAGAACTACAGTCTGCCCATCACGCGTTGATGCCGGAAGATATATGAGGCATCTGCTGGTAGAGGCGCACATCACCATCGTCGCCGTTTCAGTGAGACGATATGATGTTGCCGATGGGCTTATGTATGTGACTCCAGGCATAAAGCCATGCACACGCAGATTCATAAACATTCCTCCATAACTCGGTGCCGTACCGCTATTGCCTACGTTTCCATAAACACCGATAACCGCATTGTTGTCCGTTCCTTTACTGTATATATCATCGTCACTGTCTCCTTCTCCAACGGCTACAACCGATGCGCATTGACGACCTGCAGATGACGAAGGAAGTGTAAGTGTCTCTACTCCGTTTGCGAAAATCCCCGAAGGAGACATATAGCTGGTCTTGCTACTGTTATCCGCAGCATCAACCATCACAGTGCCTTCCTCAGCGTCTATTTTCAAAGATGAGCCACGGTTCCTGTTTGTAGAGAAATCTCCACCCGATACTGACGAGGTCACCCTTATAACTTTCCCTGCTGCATCCAGTTCTATTTTGTTCTTCTGTGTGCTGTCCAATGTTGAAACAATCTTTCCATTGCTTATATACCATGCACCGATATTAGCACCCTCTGCCAGAAGAAGATTAGTTGCGATCATGTTGAAGTAGTCAAGTGCTACCCATTTCGTTGTGCTTGGATTGTTCTGTATGTCGGAGGCTGGCTGCATCGTTGAATTTCCACTTATAGGATAAGCCCACCGGAACACACTACCGGCATCCACTTTGCCACCTATGAGAATTATATCTCCGTTATTGAATTTCAAAAATCGTGTCCATACCGTTTCCTTTCTAAGGAATGGTGTGGGAGCTTCATATACGACTGAGAATGTACCACTGACAACAGGTGTGGCAGACTGTGAAATCTGAGCAGTCACTTGTATGCTCTGCGGAGCTACGCCCCTGTTTACGGCAGTATTAAACGCAGTCACTATATCCTGGCTCGTAACCGCGGAATCGCCGGTATTGCTGTAGCTGTATATCACTTGCCCTTTATCATCAAGGACACTCACTTTAGGCTTGTACATCGGTACCTGAGTATCATCCTTTCTGAGACTGACAGTAAGAGTCTGTGTCTTCAACTTTGCGTTAGGAGTACACATTACCGTGTCACCTGTACTCAGAGCTAAAGTATATACAGGCTGTCTGTTGTCACTATCATGAGGCACATATGCTGTGGCTGTTTTCCCTTCCTCAAGTTTCGGCATGCAGATAAACGCATCATTGCTGCCTTCTGTCAGTCTCCACAAAACATTCTGCACACCGGAGAGACTCGTTTTTGTCTTAAATGTATAGGTGTGGCGCAGCCATTCCGTCGTCAGTTTCCATGTCACATTTCCGTCGGAGGTCATGCTCACAGGCGAACCGTCTACATATCCACCTGCTGTTTTGTCCGTCAACGCCGGATATATGAAAGTCATAATCTCCCCACCTCTATCAAGAGTGTATGATTCCACTGTCGCTGACGCCGTTGTAGAGCTGCCACTGCTCGTGTTGGGATATACATATGCCTGTATCTTATACACACCGCCAGTCTTCGCGTTAAGTATCATACTTGCCGAGGAGGAAGACGTTGTCTTTATATCGGCAAAAGTGTTTTCCAGCCATGAACCACTGTCCGTCTGCTTGAACAGGTACACTCTGAGATATCTTTTCTCAGTCTGTGCCTGCGCGTTGCAATAACCTCTCACCGTCAGTGTCACCGTATTGCCGGCCTTGAGATATACGTCTTTGAAAGCAAAGCCATAGGCGGTGGATGTGACGTTCACAGGGATAGAGATTCCGCCACCCGTCTGCTTTGCATAGAAGCTCAACGTGTACCATTTCCCGGGCTCTACTATTTTGTCCGTTGCACTACGGTATATGACCTGCCGGAGAATATCCTTATATGATGCCTGCACATTACCAGTTCCGACAAAAGCGTTGTATCCGGCATAGCCAGACTCCGTAATGTCACCGTCAGTATATTCCCACTTATCCATCTCCGCCATATTCTCAAATCTTGTCTGCAACAGCAGGTTGGCATTCATTCCTTTCTGGTAACTGGCCCACAGCGCAGCTTTCGTCTTGTCGGAGGCCGAGCCAGTGAAACGACCCCACACACCGGATGTTCTATGACGGAAGCACACCCACTCATATGGATATTCCATGCTCACACCTGTTGGTGCGCCGATCCATCCCGACGGTGCAATATTCACATCCGTGAGTTTATATATGAACTCATAGCTATCGCCGGATTCGCCTTGCTTCGCCATACCATAGGACTGTACGGCAAGGATGTTGCCGTTCTCCTTGTCATACCAGGTCACAGTAAGTATCTTTCCTTTCCCATCAAAGGCCTTAAGTGCAGAGGTTTCATCTATACTTTCTACAGAACTGGCTCTCTCAATATAGCCCAGAGTACTGTCGGGACTCGTTATCGCAGATGTCACGAAGTTTGCTCTCTCCTGTTTCATATTATTGTCCTCATCCGTCTTCCAGAACGTAATCAAGACCTGTCCCAATGGCTTTTCGGAACTGTCTGTAGGTATCGTCTCGCCTGTAGAACATTTTATGCTATATCTTATCTGTTCCTTGAAAGATATAAGTGTAAGTGCACTGCTTATCATAGTCAGATCCTTTTTGGTTTGTGTCATGACAAAACCCTTAAAGGGCTATGTCCGTACTTACATATATGTTCATTCCGTATCCTGCACGCACCATGTCCGTATAAGTCACGCTTGCGTTTGTTCCTGTGAAAGTAGCTGCACTCTTACCTGTAAGGGTAAAGTCCTTGCCTGTATTGTCCTGCGTCTGCCAGTTCCAGGAGCCTGTACTCACCGTTTCGCCACTGTCTCTGCGTGTCGCGACTGGAGTCACGACAGCTGTCTGCCCGCTCTTTACAGTCGTACCGTCTATGCCGGCAATATTGAACTGCACATAAACGGGATCGCTGAGATCCGTCACTGTTGCAAAGGCCGTCGCCACTACGTCCGAACCTTTCTTACAAGTGCACCTTATACGGGCTTGGAAGTCCACGTCATCTGCCGTAACTTTTTGTGTATGTGCCGTGCTTGCGTTCTTCAGGCCGGTCTCTGTTCCGTCGGCATTCACGATCTTCCACTCGAAACTGTAGCCCGAAAGATCGGTCACCTCACTGCCTTCGTTCCACAATGATGCGTCCATCGTCAGTTCTCTTGTATCCTGTGTCAGCGTTCCGTCACCCATCACCAGGTCAAACGTGCCTCCCGTACTTTTCTGTATGATTACCTCTGTAGATATCTCGTTGAAACTGATGACATTACCACCAGTCTCTATCGTACCGCTCACACTTATGCGGTCATTGTCGTAACCAGACAGAGGTACAAGGTTTTTCATCACCCTCAACGCCTCCACAGTCTTTGCCGTGCTCCCGTAATTGGTACTGTAGTTCGTCACTTTCTTGAATACGCCGGCCATGCCTGAATTGGTGGAAAGATTGTTACTACCAAAGGTCAGCGTAATTCCATTATATTTCCACGTCAGCGATTTAGGCGTCATCAGTGAGCCGGTCGATACATCTGTCAGTATCGGCACTACTGCCGGACGAGAGTTCTCTGCCAGTGTTTCATAGTTTGGAGTAAACACTCCCGCATCGTTGTACCTCTGTATAAGCGGAGTGTTCTCCACTCTCAGATATCCGTTTATTGAAGTGCCGTCCATTACGGCTATCAGCTTCAGTCCTGCCTGTACTTCCTGTGCCATGTTATTCCTTCTCTTTTAAGTTTCCACTCATTCTGTCTTTCAACTCTGATGCAGTGGCCACTATCTCGCACTCGGCCACGCTGCCTAACATCTTCATGTCTGACATAGGGAGTATCAGTCTACCGTCAGGCATCTGCTCATGATACATTTTTAAGAGTTCCTCATTCTTCACGTTCTCTTTTTTCACAAGTATATACATATCCTCGTATCTTTTTATGTTAATATTACCTTACTCATATACGTGAGTGAACGTAGGTTCTGCCCCGCCTGTGCCAGCCTTAACGGTCGAATAGGCATACATCGACACCTCTGCCCATACCTTCAGCGTCTTTGAGGGGACGAAACCTTTGCTCTTTGGCACGAAGCTTATCTCCCTGCCATTCCCAAAAGGAACCTCAGAGCCTCCGGCGCTCTGACCTTTCCATTGTATTTTGAAGAGACTGTCCATCTGCTCATCTATCACCGTAGAACGGTTTGTCCTGATCAATACTTTGAAGCCTACCTCCGTGGAGAAATCGTAGCTCATGCGGGCGCCCTTTGTCTGTATCTGCTCTACTGTCAGACTGGGCGGCATCGACACATCCACGGTCGTCTCATCCGTTATGGATGCATCCGTGGCTGTTGACGGACGCGAACCTTCATAGTATGCCGCAGTAACCTTGAATGAGGCAGACTTTATCTTACGGGCGTCAAATGTGAGCGTTCTCACTGTTACGCCCTCATTCTTACAGGTTATCCATGTGTTTTCATCATCAGTTGTTATGTCACGCCAGTCGTCATCTTCCTCCTCTTTTACCTTCCACCAATAAGCTACGTGAGCGTCATCCACTGCCGTACTGCCACTGTACAGCTGCGCTGTGATGGTATGTTTCCATGTTGTCTCGTCAAGAGGATTTATTTTCCAACTGGCAGGACAGTCCGACGTCACCTTATAGTTCTTGCTTTCATATACAATCGTATAAAGCTTTATACACATCTCCAGCTTCACGGTGCGTCCAGTCCTCTTGTCGTCAAAGTTTGCCACACAGAACAACTGCATGGGCTTGTCTGCAGGAATGTTCTTCTTCACTTTCAGCGCACCGGTTGGGAATCCCGAAGTACCCGTGCCTGTCTCATAATTGCCATCCGCCTTTATTCTGTTGGAATAATCGGCGGCCGGAACTCCGTCATACCATTCCACACCGGTAAGAGTCTGCGCGCCGCTCTGTACGTCTTCCGGATCGTAGGCCTCCACATACGGCATGACTATCAGGGGGACGAGATTTCTGTCAGGTTCATACTCTTTCGTGTCGTTGTTGTATGTCTGTACTGAATTTCCACTCAGTATGCTTATGCCGTAATGTAACGACAACGGATCTACCGTCGTCACTATACTTCGGCTCTGTGTCTTTATTGCCATACTTATCCAAATTTAATCTGTCCTGTTATCTTTCTTGTTTTCATACTCTCTCCGCCTGCAGGTATCGTCACCGTACAGACAAAGGTCACGGCCTTATAGTCTATTCCGAAACAGGCTCCTATACCGTGGACATCTCCATTATCTACATGTACTGCGTTTTTGTCGTCTCCTGCATATTCTGGGGTCCATACGTTGTCGTCCCCGGGCTTTCCTGTATCACGTGCCCATTCGCAGTCATATCCTACAGTCGCCACAACATCGGAAGTTATATCTATATTACCATAATACACTCTAGCCGTCAGAACCGTGTCCACATTGCTCCGGCGGAACGCGTAACCGCCCGATGACTCTATTTCCACATAATAGTTGGGATCACCTTCCAACATCACCCAGCCCTTCGCATTCCAGCGCGGCTCCTCCAGGGTCTTGTCTGATATGCAGCCCCACTTACAGCCGTAATGCCATACCGTATGTTGCTCCACTATTGCATAGCTCTCACCTGTCCCTGTGCTCTCACAGACATGGGTCATGTATCTGTAAGGCTCTGTACTTATAGCCACACTCATGTCCCACTCACCTCTGTCAACTGTCTTAGTTACCAGTCGGCCGTTGCCGTCGAACTCATAGAAATGTTGTGCTATAATGACATCGGCCATCACACCGAGGTCATTCTCTGAGACAGGTATCTGTTCCAACGCCTTTGTCTTCGGCAGCCTACCTATGACAAGACCGTAGTTGTAATCCTCAAGTATCGGCTTGAACACATTAGTCAAAAACATTATACGTCCTTCACTCGAAGACAAAAGCCAACTCTGAGAGCGTTCGTTTGTCTCACTGTCTGCCGGCAGTTCCGAGTTACCCCGCCTCGTAACATTGTAACCAGGCAACGGAGCATAGTTCCTGCCTCCAGGCACTTCTTCGTCTGAATACATCACCACGGTCATCGCGTTGTCAGTCGTATTCACCGTCAATACCCTCATCCAGCTTGTGTAGTAATCTGTTCCACCCGTCAGCAGAGTGTTTATTATCGAGAAGCACACATCGTTCTCCTGAAACTTCGTAATATCGTAATCCGTCCTTTTATCAATCCACAGTTTGTATGTGTCCGTCGCTACGAAATCGACCTTAGTAATCCTGCCTGTTTCGGAAAATGAATAATCTGATTCCATGCCCTGTATCTGGTTTATAATCAAGTCCAGAACAGTCATTGAGTCGCGTACTTCAAGCCTGTTTGTCTGTATCCGCCCGTCAGACGTAATACCGGTGCCTTTCCCGGCTAACATTGAGTCGACAAATTCCCAAATGTTTATACCTCCAAGAAATCTTTGCAAATAAGAAGTTGAATCAGACTTATCTTTTCTCAGAAATGTAACCAGTGAGCGCAATGCGGAAAACACATTACTGTCTGAAGGTATTGTAGCGTCTTTTACCCTAATGACATATACACCATTACCTCCACCAGTATAGGTCTGTCCTTTATAGGTTAAAGAATCTATCTTATCTTCTATTTCACCGATACGTGAATAAGGCATACTTTCTCCTATTGTATAGACAGGAGAATCCCAAGGTATATCAAGATTTATTTCCCAGCCCAATACACGTGAGATACGTCCATTCTCAAAGTAGGTGTCATCCACGAGATTAATTCTCTGTCCTAACTCAAACGTGCGCGAAACAGGGTCTTCATGTACCCAGTCACTTCTTAATGTTGTCGGGTATGTACCGTCATCCTTCTTCACCTTATCTGCATATCTCTGTGCCTTCTCCTTCAGTTCCTGTTCTGCCTCCGGAATATACTGGTCTGAAACAAGTTGGATATCAAATCCCGAAAGGACATACTCGTCACCGTTTGCTGGATAGATTTTATCATCCGGCAAGGGACGGCCATAGTCCTCATTCCTTACTATCTCCCAAAGCTGTTCGCCCCTATTCCCGTCTTTCGGCTCAGGATTGAAAATTACTCCGAATACCATGCCATTAAGCTTACCGGATTGGAAGGTTATCTGAAGCTCCTGACCTTCGATAATATAATCTTCCTTAAATGTAAGCCCTGTGTCTTTATAACGATAATAGGTGACATTCTCTTTGGTACCGTCCTCATTCTCCACCTCCTCGGTACGGGTGTGTACATCTGAGAGCATTCCTACCCGTCGGGGATAAACATTATCAAAAATAACAACATCTTCAATGGCTTCTTCTTGCGCCATTCCTTCGTATGCGTCAATATAAGGAGTGTCATCCGGAAGCATAAGCCTTTTCTGGACTACACCGTTCACCACGGCCTGCTTATCAGTCGGTCGATAATTCGTAGGGATATTTTTTGTGGAACCGAACGCATAGATACGTGTAGCATAAGTGCCCTGACTTTCGCTTCGAGTAATATCCGAAGCCTCAATATCGCGCTCGACTTTTATGGCATCTCCAAACTCACAACGCCCGAAATGTATTACATTGTCTACTATCCAGCAATCACAGTTCCATTTATCTTCACCGGCCATAGAAAACAAGGCATCCAACAGGTTCATGTTGTCATAGGTCATTGCCACTGCCTTATTCTCAACAGTACCATCTATGCTGAATATGAAATCAGTTCCGCGATAAGTATATCCTAATGATTTTAGGTTACGAAGGAATACACCTAATTGAACATCAAGTGTAGCAGTAAGAGACCATGACGCCTCGCTGCCGACATGTTCAGGAGTGTATTTGAAGATTTTGTTCTTCCACTTCCAATAGTAGGCATCTAGTCTTAATTCGTAATCATATCCTCCGGTTGAGGTGTTGTAGGTAGGCTTTTGAAGATCAACAATCTCATAGATTTTCGACAATTTTCCCCCCAGGGAATCATCCAAAATACCAGATAAATCCACATAATCGCCTATTTTAAACGGAATACGAGAAGAAACTGAGAAAGGTAGAAGGATGTAATCTTCCTTCATAAGTGTAAACTTTCCCTTTGCTCCTTTGTTAATGAGAGTAGAGAATCTTTGCTTGCCTGATATGTCTTTGATTTCAATCTCTTTCACATCTTCAAAGATCATAAATAGAAAATGAAAGTCCTAAAAAAAAGAACTTTCATTTGAAACAATAAAGCAAATGTTTGTTATTCACTTCTATCGGTCGGATTTGGCTCGCAGAACTTACTCGAAACCCTACCGAAACATCGGTCTAAACTCAACCCATAAGAAATTCTTTTCCCAAGGTAAACCAGTTTATATACTTCACTTCCAAGAGATGGAATTTTGATATTTACCGTACCTTTCTCCAATTCTGTCTGAAAAGCTTTCTTCTTTGTCCGATAATCACTCTCCGAACTTCCTTCGATGGTAAACTGGAGTGTGATTTCTCGTGAATCCACCTTCGCATTGTCTGTGATTACCCGTTTCCCGTGTTCCAGCCTGCTTTCGTTCTCGATATAGTCCTTCATTTCGTTGAACCCGTCAATGGTATCAAGGAACCCATCTCCCATGCGGACTCCCCAAGTTGTCCATGCATCCTTATTGTTTATTGTCAAATCTCCTGTCATAATCTTGATGTATTTCGTTTAACTTCTGCCATATCAGCCTGCATTTGTTTGATAGGCTTAATAATCTCTCCGGTATTCTCTCTGATTTGCTGTAATTCCAAATAGGAGTTGGCTAAGATGGTACGCGTTTCGTCTGCAATATTATACATTCCTGACGCTTGTGCTGTCAGAGCACTTATGGAACCACGAAGTTCTGTAATTGCAACCGTTTGCTGTTGTTCGGCTGTTTCTATCCGAAGATTGGATTCGTACATTGCTGTTGTACGTCCGCTCAGTTCATCAATACTGTCTTGAGAGGCAGTTGCATATCCTTTTTTTTGAGGCTGACTGTTGTTCACTGTCACTACTAGTATATCCTATAGCATTTGCAAGGTCGTCTCGTTCAGCCATTGCGTCCTTAACTATGTCATTATAGCTATTTCTAAGAGCTTCTATTTCATTGTCACTCAGCGTTCCATCCTCCATGGCAGATGCGAAGTCGTTGTACCAATTGTTAAGTCTGGTCTTAAACAGCGCACCGACTTTTTCAGACAAAGCAGCACGCATAAAGTATTCCGACATATTATCTGCAAAGTCTTCAGCTGACGCATCCATGTCCATAAGTGTGTCTATAAAATTGTCATATAAACTATCAAAACTTATCTTTGTCAAATTCTCATTAAGCACATCTGTAAGTTCTTCCAGTTTCCCTGCATGCTCGATATATTCGTCAACTGCATCTATAGGATTTTTATGACCATCACTGTCAAAGAGTTTCTGCCATTCTTTTGGGTTGTTGTCACGCAACAATTCCATTTGTTCTGATGTAAGTTCCCAAAAATCTTCAGAATTACGAAGTGTTACGTCAAAGCCATAATTCTTCAGCGTCTCGCTAAAAGAATCCCATCCTGACCAATTACTATCAGGAGCATGACCGTTGAAAGATCCTTTACCGCCCAATCCAAGAAAGCCGTAACCTGTGTTTGTCCATGCTGATGCAAGATTTTTTATTATTTTCTGCTGATTTTCACGCCATTGTTCTTCTGCATCTTTTGCTGTTATATAATAGCCAAGAGTCTGATCAGCAGTATTACTTTCATCTCCTATACGTTCACTTAAACGATCTATGCTTTCCTGCAAATATTTATTACTGTCTGTCAAACGATTTACAGTTTCCATAACATCTTTATCATTACCACCTAACCATGAATTAAACCCTCCAAAGGTTATTGTATTAAGAATGTTACTTACACCGTCTACAACAGACTGCAGTGGCTTCGTTATTATACCTCCACTTAGTAAATCATCAAGAATACCATTCACCGCATTAAACATAAGATCACTTAAGTCTGCAAAAATGCTTCCAAATCCATCCTTTAGCAAATCCAGAAGCCCTAATGCTGCGGAAACGATTTCTCCTGTTGCCCCACCTAATGATGATGAGAATCTAGACAAAGCATTACCTGTTTTACCTAGCAAACCTTCAAATCCAGATAATGACTTACCCAAAGTTTCTGTTAATTGCTGTGTTCCTTCGTATGCACCAGAAAGTGAATTACTCCTTATCTGTGATATGGCCGATGATATGGAATTTATTGCATCAACAGCACAATCCGTTGCTTCTTTCAAGTTATTACCTGTAGCATTAAATTCTCCTACAGCTTGTTTATAGGCTTGTGACATATTATCAGCTACAGTCTGAGCTGCATCCAGATTTGCTTTTGCCGCAGCCTTCTGTTCTGCAGTTCCACTTTCCATTGCATTACGATAATTCTCTTGTGCTTTTTTCAAATTATCATAAGCCACAACTTCAGCAGAGTAGGCAGTAATCATTTTACGCTGAGCGTTCTGAAGTTCTATTGTAAGCTCTCCTATTTTTTTAAAGTCAACGTCTGTTAGATCACCTGAAATATTCCCTTTTAAGGTTGTTTACAGCTTCAACAATTTTTGCTTGGTTTTCCGGTTCCATACTTTTGAACTCGTCCGACCTCATATAAATCCTTAAAGATTCAAGACTTCGCTCCATCTCCTCACGGAACATGGTGCCCAAATTACCGAAGACACCAGCCCAGTCAATATTTTGCTTTATTGCAGAAAGGTTTACATCCGATATGGCCTTGTCTCGTTCACGTTCCAGTGTGAGACGATCACCCTCTGTTTGGGCTTCTTGTATTTTTTTGCATATTCTTCAGCAATGGCCAGTTTTCGCTGTTGGAATGTGCCATATTCCGTAAGATAGGCGTCCATTGCTCCTTTCTCCGCATTGAGCCTGTCTTGTATTTGCTTTTGTTTTGTCAAATCCTTCAATTCGTCAAATGACGAGGTGTCTATGAATAAGCCTGAAGAGCTAAATGTTTTTTTCTTGTATTTGGGATTCTTCTGCGCTTTTAGATTCTCCTCTGCATCGAATATGTCCTTTTGCCTCTGGGTCTCTTTTTGGATATATTCTTCTTTTGCTCTGTCTATTGCTTCAAGCTCCTTTTTATTGTCATACTCTCGTTGGGCAATAATCCTTTTACTGCCGTCGGCCATAGCATTTATTCGAGCCTGTTCCACCTGCTCCTCTAAATCAGCAGTTTCTCTTTTACAGTCAAGAGATTGTTTTTTCTCCAAATTTTTAAGACTCTCTGTCTGTTTGCGAATGGCTTCCTCCCTCTTGAGGACTTGATTTTCTGCATTAGCCTGTTTTTTGGAAGTTTGCGAAGTTCCACCCAATTCTTTGAATAACTTTTCCGCTTCTTCCATTGCCTCTTTGGCCTTCACAACCTCGTCTTTTGTTGACTTGGCTGATTTTCTTAATTTCTCATAATTTTTCTTTGCATTATTCCATCTCTTTTCTGCATTCTTATAAGCATCCTTGAATAATTCAGGTTTTTCGTCTTCATATTGCCCTGTAAGATAATTAAACTTATCTTTCTTCTGATTCGTATCCGTTTTTAGTGAGTTCAACTTCAACTGGAATTGGATAGGAACAGTAAAAATTCCGCTTTTGGCTGATTCTTTTTTCCATAGTAACATGTATTCACGTATCTCCGATAGATCATCACGAACCTTCATCTGTTCAACAGACATCGGAATTTTATCAACTTCCTTAATTTCTTTTTCAATATCCTTGATTATAGATTCTGTGTCCTTTTCAGCCGGTGAACCGTCAATATTAAGCATCATTGTTCCTTCAACCTCTTTTTTCATGGCTATAACAAAGTCAGACATATAATCCAACTTCATTTTGGAATCCTGATATTCTCTTTCTGCCACCGTCAGTTTTATCTCTATAGGTTTAGCATTCTCTTCCGCCTGCCTCCTTACTCTATTGAATTCATCCAGTGCAGACTGCCATTTATCTAAATCTTTTTTCGCATCCTCAATTTTAGACGTATAAATTGCGATCTGATTGTTCGAATTTGGGTTCAAAGATGCAGCCTGCCGAGCATCAGTATATTCTTTTATTGCATTTTTGGCTTTCTCTATATTATCAATGATGTTCTGATAATTGTTTTTATCACGCTCCTCGTTCAATTTCTTTTGTGCATCAGCAAGATTTAATGTAGCTATTTCTTCCCTGCTGTAAGCTGAAGTGAGAGCCGGTGAATATTTCTGTAACTCTTCATACGACTTTATTTTTTCTAATTCCGTTTCCGTACTGTCTTGAATAACACGAATAAGTTCTTCCACTTTCCGCTTGCGCTCCGCTTCTTTGTCTATGAATTTCTGCTGCTCATCATTGAATCTTTTTTGGGCCTTTTCTGCAGCTGACGCACTATCACTAAAGGCCCACATAGCAGCAACGACTCCAGCTAAAGTTGTGGCCACGAGCACATACGGATTAGCCTTCATCACAGAGTTTAAAGCCGCCTGTGCAAGAGTCTGTGCTTTGGTGGCAACGGTCTGCAAGGCTTTTGCTGTAGCATCCGCCCTGGCAGCGACAGCCCAGTTTTTTGTTAATGCGATATTGACAATCACAGCTGCTTTATGTATTCCATAAGTGGCGATCAAACCTATCAGAATTTTACCAACCGTCTCATAATTTTCTATCAACCCCTTCAAAGCAGATATACCAGCGGAAGCTATTCCTTGTGTGCTCTTACCCATATCATTCAACATGGTGTCCCAAGCATCACCAAGATTGCTTATCTGTCCTGTAAGGGATTTTGACTGTTCCTGCATCAAGTTATAATAAATACCTGATTCGCTGGTCATATTCTTGAAAGCTTGTTCTACTTCCTTGAATCCGACCTTTCCTTCTTTGACAAGTCCAGAAACTTCATCTTTTGTCACACCAAGGACTTTTGCAAGTTCCTCATATATAGGAATACCACGACCTGCAAACTGAAGAATATCGACAGCATAAGCTCTTCCTTGTGTCCTCAATGTTCCGTAGAGATAGGCTATTTCACTAAGTTGTGAGCCAACACCTGCAGCCACATTGCCAAGCATTATAAGTTCATCACCTACATTTTCTGCCGATGAGCCATAAGCAATCATCTGTTTTGCTGACTGAGCAACCCCCTGAAGGTCAAAAGGAGTTTTAGCAGCAATATCAACAAGTTCTGCCATAAGTTTATCAGCAGCCTCTTTACTTTTCAACATCGTAGAGAAAGCTATTTCCAACTGCTGAAATTGTCCTCGGACATTAATAAGCTCGGAAATAAAACCTTTTAATGCCGTCACGCCACCGATAATACTCAAAACTTTAGTTAACGAAAGCGACATTCCTTCATTAGCTTTTGTTGCTTCTCCTGCTTCTTCCTTAAAAGCGGAATACTCATCCCTTAACCTCTTTACAGAAAGGCGTGCTTCTGCCTGCTGTTGGGTCAGATCAAACAACGTTGCTTTTTCCTCATAAAGAGCTTTTTTTGCCGCCTGGTATTCTGACAACAAACTTGATGCACCTATAGGATTTCTTTTTAAGGCTATTCTATAAGCATCCACTAATCGTTTTACATCATACCCGACATCCTTAACAACTCTTTTCTGATTAATAATCTTTTGAGTAAAATCATTCACGGACTGTGAGGCATTGTATATTTTCGTTTTAAGATCATTCTCCATAACAGCACCAGCCTTGGCCGCTTCTGTTACCAATCCCATCATCTGCTGACGGGTGGATGCTAGTTGCATTTCCAAAGCCTTAGCAGCTGCCGGAGATTTGTTTACGTCCATCTTTTTGAGCTGGGCTTCCAACTTTTCACATTCTTGTCTAAGACGGATAACCTCATCATAATCTGAACTGACTTTAAAGTATAGTGTAGCCATAAATAAAATTTATATTATATCGTTGTCTAAAATACGATACAAGTCATTAACTTTCAGTTTCTCAGAAGCACGAATTTGAAACAATTTTGTTAATGTTGTGATTTAACCTTATATTGCAAAAAAATAAAGACAAAAAATTGCACAAATCAACTCTTTACTGTATGTTTGCACGATTAAAAAATGGAATGCTTATGATGAAGTTATCAGAAATTAGAAATGCCTATGAGGAACTGTCTGCAAAACTAAGTGAAATTAATAGACAATTATGTTTTGCTGGATTTGCTATCATATGGATTTTTAATAAATCAAAAGGTGGAGTATCTGTTCCTGAAGATTTATATTTACCTGCATTTTTATTATGCTGCTCAATATTTTTCGACATCCTACAATATACCATATCTTCATTGGTTTGGTATTTTTATTATTGTTACAAGAAAGAAAAAGGTAAAGATGATGACAAGATAAACGTAAATGAACCAGAAATATTTAATATACTTCCTTGGGTTCTTTTTATATGCAAAATAATACTCCTTATATGGGCATATATAGAAATTGGAATGTTTTTAATCTCAAAATTATAAATAATCATGGTCAAAACAAATTCGAAACCTAATTCCCCCAAGCCAAGACCACAGAAACCAATTCGTTCTAATAAAAATGGAAGTAAGATAAATGAACAAAGAAGTCGTGATTGCCGGAAAGAAGGTACAGGGCCGCGTTCTCCTAAAAAGTAAAATTCTAAGGTCGGATATTATCCGGCCTTATTTCTTCGTCTGCGTGAAGCCATATCTTTACCTTTTACCTTCGTAATCTTGGTTCCAGTAACAGTATGGAGTTTATCACGCTGCATTAATACTAAATTTCTGTATGGTATCTCATATACCACTTCCTCGTATGACAGATGCAGATTTTCAATGAACGATGCAATCTGTCCCAAGAGAGTATCATTCCCTACAACCTCGGTTTCGCTGCCAGCAGACTTACGTTCCTCGCCAAGCTGACAGCTTTGAGAAAAACCTTGGAGTCAATCATGGATAATGCTTCATCCAAAGCATTCACATTCTCCTCGTATGTTCCTTTGGCCAACTCTTCACTCAAGCTCTCATCACCAGTAATAAGCCATGAAAGAGCCTTACTATATGATTTGCTTTCGCCAAGAGAGAGAAGAACTTCCTTTAAGTTGTCCGCGTCCTGTATACCTGACAAATGAGATATTGCGCCGGACAACTTATAGATAGTAGGCGGATAGACCGTGTAGGCTTTTCCAGCAACAAATACAGTTCTAAAATCATTGCCTATAATGGATTCTGATACTATTTTAGCTCCTTGATTCATAAATAAAAAGAAAATGGGTGGAAGCTAAAAGCCCCACCCGTTAAACAATTCTGAAAACTAACCTGCACCTTCTTGGACGAGAGTTATTTTTTTCTCTACAGTCTTGAAAGCATCAGACAGGGAGGTAGGTATGCTTCCCGACTGTGTGGTATAGCCTTCCTTCGATACCTCATAGGAGACGGAAGTCCCAGATTTCACCCTCTTGGTCTTAACCGCCTGCCCGTCCAGCTTAACTGTTGCATCTGAAGGTGTTGCTATTACCGCAACATCTGTTCATGCTTCCTTTACCTCTTCTGAATCGAACCAGTATTCCGGAGCAACAGCTGAATTTTTCGGTTCCAGTTCAACTGCACTTACAGGAATGCCAATCGCCTTGTCTGTTGTTGCTTCACGGGCGCCAATATCAGCGCGGGGAATGACGCAATACTGGTCATCATCAGTCAAAGCAACAAGCAATTTCTCAATATTCACCTTACCTCTTGCTCGTTTCCATCCCTTATCGGTATTAATAACATCACCACCCATAAGGTCTTTTTTGGATGGATAGTCATATTCTCCAATTGTGAAGTTTACGATTACATCACCCATTTCTTTGTCGCTTCGGTAAACCTGACCCGTGAGCTGGTTCTTGTAGTTTGTACGGCTGGCCTCCGCTTCTTCAATAGTCCATGTGTCCTGATGGATATTCTTCACTTCTTTCAAGGTTTCACCCTGCAAAAGAGTATGCAAGGCTTGTCCTGTTAAATCTTCTGTGATAGCACTTGTCTCGCCATACCAAAGTTTCTTGATATTAGCGGCTGTAATTTTCTTCGCTTCTGCCATATTATTTTACATTTAAAACTTCAAATAAAATTCTTACATTTACATAATGACACTTTAAGGCTGTGTCCTCCTCTGTTCCGATTGTGTCGATGGAATAATGATAGGTTGTACCGTCATAGCGTCCGGTCACACCGTCAAACATTTCTTGCGCCTGTTTCTCCAGCTCGTTCAGACGTATTGTATTGGCTTCACCTTCTTTTAAGTCAGGAACGCAAAGGTTCACTTCTACGAAAGACTTCTTCCAATACGTTTCAGATTGTTGCTTCTTGGCATGAATGACAATCATTTCAGACTTCAATTCGCCAGTCAGCTTCTTTCCGTGAGGAACGATGTCAATGCCGAAAGTCTGGCAGTCACGGTAAAGTATGTTCGCTATGTCGGTGGTTACTATCATTTTATTTCCTCCGTCAATCGTTTCTCCGCATATAGGGCTGCACCAGTCAAGACTTCATAGCCTTTGGATTCCACGAAAGAAGCGTATTCGGCTTCATTCCTTAACTCCAAGCCGTCATCCTGAACTGAATACTTGTTTGACTTACGGAGCAGACCTGTCCGGTTATGATAACTGCCATGTTCCACTGCATAATCGACAGCCTCCTTGCCGACTTTATATTCAACAGCTTTTACCTCGGCATAGCCTTGGTCGAAAAAACTATCCACATCCGAAAAGTCAAACTTTACATCCATATCTCTGAGTAACCAAAATAATTCGTATTCTTAACCATGTAAACCCTGCCAGTTCCCCGGATATTCTCACCGTCCATACATCGGACTTCATCACCAGCTTTCAGGGAGATTTTTTTCTCACAGACTACATGATAGTTCGGTCGGTACACCTCGCCGTTTTCCGAAGTAAACTCCTTGGTGGAGTTATCGTCACAGCGGCACTTGCATACGTCCTGCCAGCTTTCTCCACCGGTACCGGGAATGGGCCGGCCGAACTCGTCTGTTTCCATTGGAGTAGTAACCTTAACTTGTAAGGTATGTGGAGCGAATATCATATAAATCTGACTTTAGGTTTATCTGACAACGTGTCTTCAAGGCCGTACTTCTTACATAAGAAAGAGTAGTATTCTTTCAAGCCCTGAGTATTCCAGGACATAGAAAAGCCGTTCTCGCTGACGGAAGTGGCACGAAGCAATAGAGAGGGGATGAACTTCGCCATAGCCACCGATAAAAGTCCGATGTTTGACATGTCCATCTCATCCTCTCCGCTTATTCCTGAAGACAGACTTATCTCCAAAAGGTCAGCCTCCGACAAATTAATGCCGAAGGTCTGAAACTTCTGTGATATGTAATCGTTTACTGTCATTATGCCAACATCGTATCAAGATCAAATATGGTAATCTTGTTCGGTGCGGTGTATTCTGGAATCCACTCTGCACCGTATTCCATGAACCTACCTTCGTCTGTTCTGATGTTTGAGATAAACATTCCTCCCTCTGAAGTCGTATATGTCTTACCTGGAATAGGGTCTGTAATCTCGTATGGAGTGTGCCAACGCATCTTTCCCTGCTTCGGAGTAGTAAACAATGAAATGCGGTTGTCCTTGAATACCTGATGATAGGTGCCGTCAGATAACTCTACCATATCCTCGTTAATAACGATAGGAGGCAAACCGATACCTTGGAAGATGGTAGAAGCTAGCTCGCTGGTCATAAGGCCAGAAGCAAGTTGCACCTCTCTTTGATTGAGTGTCTGCTTGTAGAAGTCCCCGAAATCCTTTGAACCAACAATAGCGTTGATGAATGTCTTCCGAGACATCTCTATCGAGACAAACATACCATACTTAGTACGAAGTTCAACCACTTTATCCATCAGGTACTTGATGAAGTGATCTTTGTCTCCAGTTTGAGGTGTTATACGGTTAACCGGCAATTCCAAGTCAAGCATCGCGATACCTTGAGGATTATCATCAACCTTTACCTCTGCCTTACCGTCAGAGCGTAAAGCCCCGTCCACGATATCCATACGTTTGTGGGGAGCAAGAAGTACCTGACGATAGTCATCAACGATATAGTTGATAATGTCGTTGATAGCGGCCTGTTGATCTGCCGGTCGTGCGCTATTGAACTTGTTGATAAGTTCCTGCAACATATCCAGCCGTTCGTTATCCATCTGGTAACGGTCACCCATGCAGGCCACTTCACCATATCCGCTTCCTAGGGACTTACGCTCACGCAATGGCTTACCGGAATTACGGTCGATAACCGAGCCAGCTGTAACACCAGTCACTGTACCGAGATAGGTCTTAAACACTCTGCTTTTGGTCTCCTCGAAGTCCAAATGCTTCTTCCAATAAATCGTATCAAGGCGGAGAGCAATAACACGGTCAATTACCGCCTTAACGATATTAGGGTCATTCAATAATGTCTGAACTGTTAGATACATATACCCTCCTTTCCTTAATAAGTAAACATAAATCTGTCTCCAAGGCTTGCCTTGTCCTTATCTGATACAGGAACAAGCAATTTGGATGTTCTAATCTCGTAAGCACGTCCGATAGCTGTTACGGTTGCACCTGCTTCTACTTTCGTCCATGCGTAGTTCAAAGCATTGGCAGTTGCCTTTGGTGTCTTCCCGGCTACAGCTGACGCCTCAAACAAAACCGATCCTACTTCTGCTGCAAGCGTAGGACTTGCGGCTAGTGTCACAGTATCATAATCCGCACTTGATGTCTTGTCAATTGCCTCAATTGTACCGCCATTAGTGCCGTTTCCCAAGTGCATACCGACATAAGCAAACGAGCCTTTTTTAATTTTCAACGTAGTACTTCCGGCTGTAATCTTTTCGGCTACTTCTACATTTACAATGACCTTTGCCATGCGAGCCTTGAAGTCAATGATCAAAGGAGCCATAGGCGGAATTCTGACAACGCCATTTAAATTACTTGTGTCTAAATTAAAACCGCCTGAAAGACGATACACTGTTTCAAAGCGGCAAAGCTCAGGCGTTGTCTTTTCAATAGGTTTCAAATCATACTTAAATCCTGCTGGCATAATTTTTTACATTTTGTTGTTAGTTCTATTTGTTAATCTCTTCGGTCCCCTTTTTAATCAGAGCAACAATTTCAGAGGACTCTTTCTCCTGCTTCTGCTCTGCAGTTTCTGGAGCCTTAGCGAACTGGAATCCGCTGTTAGACATTTCCTGCTTCATGTCCTTGAAATAAGTGTCCAAGTCCGTGTTATCAGGAATGTTGCGGTCTTTCAACATAAATTCGGGAATACCGTACTTCTTTGCTACCTCCGAGATCTGAGAATAGCGTTGCGCCTGCGCTTTCTCCGCTTCGTATGCAGACAGTTTTTCAGAAAGACTTTTGTTAGAATCAATCAACGCCTGGGTCCATGAAGGAACTTCGTCTTTTTTCTCATCCTTCTTTTCGTCTTTCTTTTCTTCCGGTTCCTTGATTGGCTTTCCGTCTTTAAGGTTATGCTTCTTCTCATAGTTTGCAACCGCTGTGATTCGAGCATCCCCGGCACGGAAATCACCGTATGAAGTCAACACGTCCTGAAATGAGATACCCTCCACGATGGAGTTTACCTTCGTCTCGTCCGTTACACCTCAGCCTTTTTGGTGGCAATTCGGGTAAGTGTGGTAGTATCCACCCCAGTGAATTTCTGTTGTAGTCCTGCCAAAATTTGTTCAAAGATTGTCATACCGTATGAGTTTGATTTATAAATTTCATACGGTAAATTTACTTATAGAGAAAAGGAAGGGAAAATTTTAAGCAGAGCGATACGAAACAATTAAGAGAATGTTCGTTTTTAGGTAAAAAGAAAGCGTGACTACCGGAGTAATTACGCTATAGAATTAATTCTCATATGGAGCACCTTGATGTGAATAACATCCTATTGTTTCACCAATAGGTTCCAATTTTAAGGGTATTGTTAGCAATTCATTGTTATAAGAAATCTCTAAATACCATTGGTATTGGGGAAGTTCATCATACCCATCACACTGCATGATAGTTTGTATGTTATCAGCAAATGTAATTGACTTCATTTCATCCTTTTGTATCTGTAAATCGGTTATTGAAAAAGAAACCTCTTCAAAGAGTTTTTTTACTTTTTCTAAAAAACGATCTTTATTTAATTTACATAAATCTAATTTATTCATAGGAATACCTCGATACATTTGAATTTCATTTCTTTCAGAGGAAGCATCCCCTGTAAACCCATATTTATTCTTTAATTTTACATCTTTTATAACAATAAGGCCATTTTCAGCTTTAAAACGAATATCTAATTGCAAATTATATTCTCCCTCCTCAACATATCTTGTTTTGAAAGATAAAATCTCTACATTCAATTTACTTTTTCTAAAAAATTCTTTATAGACAGTTATGCCTAGATTTATCAATCCAAGCGCAAATCCGCCAAAAGCAGCAATTGGTGTTAAACTTGAAAAATCCATAATCATAATAAATTTATAGCTGCCAGTTCCTCTGTCAGCGCATTAATACCTTTCTGAATCTTCTCCAACTGCTGTTTGCGTGGCTTGTGCACTCCAGCCGCATAATGCCACAACTGGCGCTCATTGATTCCAGTTATCCGACTCAAAGCAGCCTTTGTGAAGATACTGCTGTAATAGTTGATAAAGGTAGCAGCATCTATCTTGAACTTTAATGTAAAATCTCCTTGCAATACTTCTACCGGAGTAATGTTCATTTCCTTGCATGACTCCAGATAAAGTTCAACAGCCTCCTTAATGTTTTTCTCGATTTCCTTCACATCGTTTCCGACAGTCATCACCGGAGCACCTTCAATGTAGGCACTAAGGTTATTCCCTGCATGTTCTACAATCACTTCTACGGTTTTCATATGAACTCCTTTTTATCGTTAAACAAAAGAGGCGGGGGCTATTTTAGCCCCGCTTGCCTCAGAATGTTGTAATAAGTGCCTTTCTCAACGCCTTTTTTGCCGTGGTCGGGTACAACCACTACATGAACACCGTCAGTGTAGACCATGTGGCTGCCCTTTTGTCTCACGAACCAAAAGCCATTTTCAGTAAGCAGCGTTACAACGTCTTTAACTGATTTGTAGCTCATAGCGTTTACGACTTAATTACGATGCAAATATAGTAAAAATATGAATAAATACAAAATAAATGTTCATATTTTTACTATATTTACAATGTATCGAGATAATTATATAATGCAGGAAGGTAGCCTCTGTCAAAAACAAATTGACTTGCAGTTTTAGGGAGTTTATCCGGAGAAACATTGTTTGCCTCTTCACCCCACAAGCATTCAACATCATACTCAATGTCCTTTTCTTTAAGTCCAGCGTTCTCTTTTAGCCATTTACAAATCAACTCTCCTAATTTTTTCGTATCATACTTACTTTTTCCATTATGCTTTCTTACATAGAGAATAAACTCATCATTTCCCATTTTAATTGATTTGCCCATTATTATCAATTTATAAGTTATAACATAAACACAAATATATAAGATTATTAATATTAATCTAAAAATAAATCATAAAAAAATAGCGATACCTCGAAAGATACCGCTATTCTGACAGAACTCCCATGTTCTTACGCTGCGTTCTTTTTGACGTCATTCTTCTGCTTCTCTGCCTGTTCCTCTTTTATGGTTTCAATCTCATCTAAAACAGCATCCACATTCCCTACAAAGGTAATGGCTCGTTCCTGCGACCAAATTTCACCATCTTTAGCTTTGATGGCTGTGTCTATTTTATGTCCTCCAATCTGTAGGGCTGCATTTGCACGTCAACGTCAATGGTCTCTGAAGCCTCCTCAAGTGTCGTGTTCACTGAACCTAATGCGGAAACAAGGAAGTTAACACGCCGTTGCATAAACTCTCCGACAGTTTCGTTCAGATTCTCCACATTAAGGTGAGTTGACATGAACACATAATCAAAAGTGACACCGGAAACAGCGTTACCAGTTCCTTTCAGCGAATCAAAGGAGATACGCGGTGTATTTGTCAGTCCATAGATTTGACTGAGTAATGTTTCCACCTCGAATTTAACAGTATCCGGAACCTGACTCCATGTCAGATATTGGGCATTAGCTCCCTGACCGGTAAGTTCTACGACCCTATTCTTGAACTCACGGGAGAAATTCTGTACATCACCGAACAGCATGAGGATCGGAAAGAAATGATAGTCGATGCAGTCCGCATAGTTTGAAAGAAGTTTCTCCAGCCGGATGCGCATGCTCTTTATCTTCTCGCAATACGCTTCCGGACGGTACATATAAATCACCGGCATTTTTTAAATCCATGAGAAAATGAACCTTTGTCGGTCCAGTTATTTGTCAGCTCCCATTGATAAACCATATCTTTAGTAATGGTCATAAAGCAAGTGATCTCCACGTCATCCAAGTCTTTCTTTTTGTACTCACGAGAGAGGGCAACCAAATCACCCTGGTCATTGAAAAATGGGTAGAGCTTGTCCCCCCGGAACGGAGACCAGATGGCACTCTTCAGACGATACTCTGGCTTTGACTTACCGAAGATTCCAGAAATCTTACGTTTAAGCTTGGCCCAGAAACCATCATCTTTCACTACATACCAGTATTCAGCCACTTCCTGCTCTGCCAACCATGCTCGGACAACCTTCTTGTTCTGATATTTCAGTTTGTTCTTCTTGAACACCTGCTTCAATGCGGAAAGTAAACCTTCCTCAGATTTGTCCGGTTGGCAATCAAGTACAGGTTCTGTTCCGACTGTGAATGCAGTCTGAAGGTTTACGATGTCCTGCTCTATAGGAAGTGAAATTCGATTCGGGTCAACTTCTTTTTTCACTGCCGGCTCGACATACTCTTTACCTGTTGTAGGGTCTGTAATCCGTTTTTCAGGCTGGGTCGTGATTTTGATTTTTGGGTATTTCTCTTCATCTATCACTATCTCGTGCTTGTTCGGATTCCAGTCATTGTAAAGAGCGTGAGTATTTGGTTTCTCAGTCTTTCGCCCTTTCTTCAGATAGTAGATCTTTCTCTCTATCTCTGGTATAGCTAAAATTTCTTCTAAAGTTCTCATATACTAAAATTTAATGTCCAAATACTCCTGAAATATCTTTCGGTTTCATAATCCTGCCGAGCAGTTCTCCTAATACGTAGTAGCGCGCAGCGTCAATACCGTGATTATCGTGGTCTTCCGGCTCATTGATATAGTGTCCATCCTTATCTTTTGCCCATACATAATTTCTATACTCTCTCTGCAGGTTATAGGAGCGTCTGGTGATGTAAACTTCCATACCCAGCATCTTGTCTAGTCCGGCATTGATAGATCCTGGTCCCTTCTCAACAGGATAGATTTTAATTCCACCATTACTGATTTCCTGAATGAGTCGCGGATCTGCACTGTCAGCTATCACTTTCAGGTTCCAGGGGCGGAGTGTCTTAATTATATCCCCAGATAGCAATCCGGTTCTATAATCCACTTCATCCAGGTAAAGAGCATTGTCGATAATTCCACACCGGATAGCTGCTGTAGGATCATTGGTATAACCAAAATCCAATCCGATTCCAACTTTCTTACACCACATCGGGAATTCGTCAACGATGCCCCATTTCTTAAACACAGCACCTTCGGCCACGTCAGCCCACCGGCCGATAACGACATGAGCATATTTCTCCGGATTCTTCTCTTTCATTTCTTCAACCTCTCTCAAGAACTCAGGAGACAAATTCTCTATATTGTCAAAGTAAGTCGTATGGATATGCAGAACATTTGGATGAGTGGAAATTTGTACCTGAACGCCGTCTATCTCCACCAGGCGATGTGTGTTCTCAATGTACTTCTTATAGATGAAATGATTGGAATCACACGGATTCATAATGATAATTATCCTATTCTGTATTCCCTTCTTACGGATGGAGAGCATGATTTTATCAAACTCTTCCTCGCAGGTCCACTCCTCAGCCTCATCACAGACAAAGGTTGTAATACCTTGAATGGATTTCAACTTGGCTGTCTGGTTTCCGGAAGAAGTCTTAATACCTCGGAACATGATTCGACTGCCGGTCATACGGTTCACAATATCCGTCTTGGTAGTATTGAAATATTTTGTAGTTCCGTCCAGTTCAATCTTTTCCATCATTTCCGGAATAATAGACATTCCAGCCGAAACCATCGTGTAACGGGTATAAAGGATCTGGTGGACAATCTTCTCCACCGTCTGCTCAAAGGTCAGTCGTTCGATGAAGGTGGAAGCGTTGAAACTCTTTCCCGATCCACGGCCACCGGTGATGAGAATGATGAACTTCTCCCTGTCGGTGTATAACGGATGATATATCGTCTGGGGAACAATCATTTCAACTTGTCTTTAATCCATGAGTCAATAGAAATGCCGTGGTCAATATCCTTTGGAATATCGGCGTCCTCGTCCTGCCGGCGTTCAACCTTTCTCCATTCTTCATCATGGTGGTACAGCCAGACTGACATTGCCTGAAGGTTAGGAGCCAGCTCACTTTCACTTACCTGTAGCTCTTCCTCACCTGTCAGATTCCCGTCCTGGTCCTTCAACTTCCTCACTACGGTACTCTTCGTCTTAATACCACCCAAGGCCATAGCAAGGAACTTGGCACGTACTGCAGCAGTTATTGTCGCACGCCCGCGCGCTAATACTTCCGACAATTCTTTGTATTTACCTTTTTTCTCGCAGAATGTTTGTGGTCCAAGCCCTAGTGCAAAGGCGATTTCCTTGTCCGTGAACCCCTTCTTGGCATACATTTCCACCTGTGAAAGAAATTCCTCACTCTTATAGTCAAATTTAGGTTTTCTTCCTCCTGTATGTTTCTTATGTTGAGATTCACTTTTCATAACTATTCAATTCTTTCTATCTGTTCATCGAATACTTCGCCCTTGATAAATTTGGCGTAAGGATCGTAACCGAATCTTTCACAGAAAGCCGCTTTAGCTTTAAACGTATCAAAGGAAAGCATTAAGTAAGCATCCATATCCTGAGCCTGTTTCCGGGCTGCATCCTTTACTTGCTGTTTGACCTCCTTCATGTGGGCAATCTTCTCAGCTCTTTCCATCTGCTTCGCAGCTTTCTCGGCTTCTTTCTGTTCTGTTACTGGTGCCATCATATCTTCCAGTGCGTTTGCAATGGAATTCTCTTCTTCCGTCTGTAGAAGAAAATCACAACCAATCATATTCAGGCCGGCTGCAGTCAGACCGGCATCCTGGTAGTCAATATCAGGAACCAATCGAGCCAAAGCACTGAAATCCCAAGTTCCTTGTGCATTCGGGTTGTTAAGGAGTATATTCAGTTCCTTTTCCTGCTTCTCATCCACGTCAATGACATCAACACGGATTCTGTAGTTATTCTCAGGAAACTTCTGAAGCTCATCCATGACTGTCAGACGCTGATGCCCGGATACAACAGTAAAGCCGGTCCGTTTGTTGACTACGATTCCACCTACTAATCCGAACTTCTTAATGCCACGTTTCAATGTCTTCCGTGATTCCTCGGAGAGTTTCCGGGGGTTATATGGCGATGGGTGTATTTGCGAACGCATCAATTCAATAGACTCACTTGTAAAATATCTATTCTCCATACTAAATGTTTTTATAAGCTACTTCTGTTTTAATTTTACTTATTGTATAAACAGGAACTTTAAACTCTTCGGATAAAGACTTACAACTTTCGCCATGTAATGCCCTTTCTCGTATTTCTTTAGCCTGTTCATTTGTCAAAGAGGAGTTATATACATTTTCTCCTCTTCGAGCCTTTTTTAATCCGGTTTTATAAGCATGGTAAGTGTTTTCTGATTTTGTACACCATTCCAAGTTAGAAACATCATTATTAGATTTATCCCCGTCTTTGTGATTTACAAAATCTTTCCCATCTATTTTAGGTAGAAATGCCTCAGCAACAAGTCTGTGTACTTGCTTAACCTTTTCTACACCGTTTATATTCAATCTAACAGTTACATATCCATTCCTGTCTGTTCGACTCTTTACGTGAAACATTTTATTGTTTCTCCATTGGGTATATTTACTGTTAGATGAATACGGAAGTCTTATAATATCTCCACTTGTGGAAATAATATACTTACCATTATACCCATCAATAGGCTTATAATCTGCAAAATGAATGGCGGAACGGTTAAGTTCCATCGATTCACTCTTTATGTACTTGCTCAATTCCATACCTATTGCTTTTGTTTATGTTCCCAAAGGATTCTCTCAGCCATAGGAAACACTTTGTAAATTTTCAACAAATCCTGCGGGTAGTTTTTCTCCAGCCACAACATACAATCCAAGTTAAAACCTACCCCAGAACTAGCTTTGAGTGAATATCTCACCGGTTCAGGAAGCCCATTCTGCTTCATATAGGCAAGAATATCCTTCTGAGTCCAGTCTGCCAAAGGATAGCACATACCGTTATTCTCATAACCGTTTGCCTCATAACCCTTCAGCATCAGACGGCGATTCATACCGTCGGCCTTTTTTCATGCCCAAGAAAGTGTAATAAAGACCATATTTAAGCTGCATGGCCTTCACAACATCTGCTAGTTTCAGAAGCTTTACTCTCGTATTGGGTACACAGTACATACCCCCACGAAGAATATATGTAAGATTCCAGTGCGGCACCTGTACGAACTCTATCTTAGGATATCTGGCCTTCACCCAACCTACCCATCTTTCGATATGCTCAAGTCCTTTGATAAAATACATGAACACACAGACAATCCGCTCGAACTTCGGATAGATCATATCCAGCAGAACTAAAGAATCCTTACCCAATGACAAAAAGAGCATTGCACCATCCGATTTTGCTCGGATAGCGTCAATACTCTTATTTGTGCTTTCTTGCAGTGTCATTATCCGCCACTCAAACCAAGTCCTGTGCGGACGTTATAATACTGCTGTCTGCGGTTGATGAATCTGCCACCCTGTGACAAACCTCCATTTTCTGTAGTTAGCCCTCTACGGCCCCCACAATAACCGCCTGTTGAAAATGTACTTCTGTTTACTCTGACTCAGCGTAAAATTTAAAATTAAACATGTTTTTCTATCACTCTACCAAGGTCATAAACAACCTGTGCGGCCAAATAAATCTCACCTTGATGAGTATATTCTATCAAATTGTGGTTCTCGTCTTCAATCAACTCGATCTTTGCATCTGTGACCTCTACCAGTGCGCTTGCTCTGTCTTTCTTGTAACCTACAAAGAACCGGATTGCATCATAGTTTCTTGCTTGCAGTTCACCATTAACCTCTATGCAATAACCGTCAGCGTCAAGCTGGCAGTATTTTTTCTGAGAGTTGGGCCTGATCTCTCTGTATTCTTGACGTTTCTTGCCTGCCAAAATTTCGTAAAAAAATTTGTGTTTGATGATAAGATTAAGTATTTCCATAATCGTGTGATATATTTTTGTTGCGGATGCCGGACTCGAACCGGCGACCTCTACCAAGTCAAAGTAGCGAGCTGACCACTGCTCTAATCCGCGATGGTACCTTTTCACAAAGATACCTAATTATGAAGACAATTTTGAATAACAATTCTACACATACGAAACATTATACCAAATGTTTGTTTTTTAGCCACACATCACGCTTTTCTCTACACTTTTCAAGCGTTGGGGCACAAAAAGTAAATAAATCACCTGAATCCATTCTGTAATCGTACTGATACATTTTTATTCTTTTACCCATATATTTGACAGTGTAAGTACAAAAGTTCTCCTTACCGGGTTGACATACACTGCAACCATTTACGTTTATTGATTTCATAACCATCTTAAATTATCCGTTTACAACTTTGGGTATTTTATAATAATCACTTCTTGACGCCCTGCCTTCAGTCACCCATCCTATACCTATCCAGCATTTTATTTCACCGTTGTGAATCACTCTATAACCTGCATCCACTACCGCCTTGCGTGGGTTTACACTCATCTTAATTCTTCTTACCTCTGATGCTTTAACCGTCAACTTTTCTCTTTTCATAACCATCTCAAATTTGAATAATAAACGCCATTCAGTATTTTATAATCACCAAATAATCTCACTTCGCCCTGGTACATCATGGCAAACCTTGAATAACCGCAAATCTGCCTTATAGCCCAGTCTGCCTGCTTTGTCCCATATCCCAACCGCTGTATTTGAGGATAAATTTTCATTCTGAAGGCAATTTCACTGTCAGTCATGTCACCAACAGGACAAACGTTCAACGTCCCATTGTGGACAAAATAAACGCCATTCTCGACAAACGGGTGACAGTTAGCCCTACATATTGAACCGTGCGTGGCAAGTCTGAAATGAATGATGCAGTCCTCGTCATCACCAACATCCGACAGGTGGCGTAAGAATGTCCGATAATCCAAACCCTTATGAAAATGATCGGTTGAAACGAACCCGTAACCATTATGGTTTAGCTTCTTGATTTTTGCGAGAGTGTCCAAACTCGGCATCTGGACACCCTTGGGCTTATATATAATACAACACATATCTGATTAACTTTAAATGTGCGAGGCTCATGCAAGAACCTCGGCACGTGATTTGAAAAATGATTTTTCTTTCGCTGTCAAGAAAGGTATTTCGTCTATCGAATTAACCTCTAAACTCAATACGTTCTTTTTAGACCATGCAACCAGCTTAGCGCAAAAGTTCACCCTGTTTGAAATCTTTTCAAAGTCTGTAGAGCCTTGATGCTGTCTAAACTCTATTGTCTTATGGCGTGAATAAGAACATGCATTTACTTTGTAGTATCTGTTACCGTTCATCACATCGAAAATGTCTAATTTTGTCGTACACCTTGTAAAGTCTTTACCCTGCAGTGTCCTACACCACTGGCTGTTGTTGGCACGCCTTGAATTTGCCATAAATGTATCAATAACTCTCTCTAACTTTTGATAATTCTTAAAAACGTTGATATAAGCCTCATCAGACAAATTCTGTGCGCCTATATGGACATGAAGACCTGTTGACCTATTAACCTGTGCATTTGCTTCATTTAAAGCCTTGCAGCAGGTTTCTAGACTTTTCATGCCCATTTTGCCCGTAAGCACAGGCGACACACATTCGATAGGATTTTCGCCTCTTATTGATGAATCAGATACAAACTTGTAGTAATGATTGTTGTCTGTGTGGTTGTAGCCCTCATACTGAAATGGCATTGCATTTCTTGTAGCACATTCACGCATAATGCTTGCAGCGACAAGGCATTCAATCTCAATACCAAACGTGAACTTGTGCGATTCTCTTATAGGTTTCGGCAGTTCTGAAAGCAGAAGTTCAATCTCATAATTTCTCAACCCTAACTTTATGAAAGCTGCTTTCTTTGTTGCCTTAGAGCCTTTCATGTTCTTAATCTCGTCAACTTGTTCATTCAATGTCTTCATAATCGTGTGTGTTTAGAATTAATAATCGTGTGTATTTGCAGGGCTTTCGCCCTGCTGGTTAAACTCATCTATTTATTATTTTCATTACAAGACTTGCAGATGCTTTACCCTCTATTTGATATGCATTATCAGAGTTGAACTTGAACATGCTACCATTCTTATTTGTAATAAGCTCAAGACCGCTTCGCCAATCTTTAGCAATAGAGACCAAAGTTCTGTAATCGTTACCTCTTACCTCTACTTGCTTAATACCTATCATTAGCGTAACTATATCGTTTACTAAATCCGCATCTAAAAACTTAATTGTTGTCTTCATAATTGTATGTGCTTAAATTGTTATTACTTATTGTTTGATGTTGCAAAGGTAAATAGTTTTATTTACATTTGCAAGGGTTTTGTAAATAAAATTATTGTTTTTAATATTATTTAAGCAATAATACTATTTACATATATATTGTTGTATATATCTTTGTAATCAGAAAATAATGACTATGAACAGAATAAAAGATGTACTGAAAGAAAAGAACATATCTATAAATGAATTTGCAGATATGGTAGGGGTATCCCGTCAGGCAATCAGTAGACAGTTGTCAGGGAAATTGCTGGTGGAAACCCTGGAAAAATTCGCCTCTGTGTTGAATGTTCCTGTTTGGGAGTTATTGGCATCCAGGGCAGAAATCACTGGAGCCAGCACAACATGCGAATCAGAAGTGAACGGATACGTTAAAGTAAAAGGAACTCTCTATGAAGTTCACTCGTTCGAGGATTTAAAGAAATTACTGGAACTAAATGTTTAACCAATTAATAATATAACCATGAAGAAAATCTTAATTATGTTGCCTGCAATGGTAATACTCTTTTTTATTACATCATGTTCCGAAGATGAAGATTCTAAAACCGAAGAAGTGGAATATTTATCCGAAATAATTATCAATGAACATGAAAAAAAGTTTGGAGAGATTAGCGAATATGGAGAACTTTATGAAAGATATATTTATAATCAGGATGGTACATTGCAAGAAAAAACTACAAATCATTATTTAGCTGGCTTGGGTTGTAGGCTTGAACGTAATTATAAATATAAATATGATGAAAAAAAACGCGTGATAGAGAAGAATGAGTATGAACTGACCTTATTTAAGAAAAAATATAAATACGAATATAATAGTATTGATTCTGTATCACGCATGTATGTATATAATGATGATGGAGACCTTGATGAAGAATGGACATACGAATATGATAATCAAAAAAGATTAATAAGAACAACAGAAAAAGATGCTTGGAATTTTGGATATGTAAGCCAATACAGATATGAAGGGAATAATATCTATATAGAAAAGACAAACATTAAAGATGGTTCTCTGTTTGGCAATTATATTTTTGAATATGATTCACATAGCAATCTTCTCCAAGAAATTTTTATTAGTGGTAATACAGGAAAAGAATCAATAGAACAAAAATACGAATACAAGTATGACTCTTTTGGTCGTATTCAAAGGAAATCTGAAAAGGATTATTATTCAGATTATTGGACATATTACGACTATTATTATAATGAAGATGGCACTATAAATAAAATATCCGTCTCGTATAGTTACAAAGATAATGAATCCGAACTAAAATATAACTATATATGGAAATAATTATTAATAAAAAAGGAGGTTATTATGAACGATTTAAAAGAATATGACATTGTTATCAATAAGCATAATGGTGAAGAGTATTACATATCTAAGATAGAGACTGTGTATGATGTTGATTCTGGAACATCAAAACGAACAGGATATATAGAATGCCGTCCCTATTATTTAGATAAAGGATTACCTGATTATAACAGATTTTCTATAGATGATATAGAATTAAAGCAGTAGAAATTATCTATAAAATAGACACTATTGAAATACCATATGTGAATGTAAAGTAAGAATTAGCACTTTAAGAAATGATAAAGCCGGAGGTATAACGCTCGAGAGTGTAAACTAAACTGTGTCAAGCTACAATAAAAGTAGTTTAACACAGTTTTTATATTATGGACAACTTAGAAATTGATTACAAGAAAGCAGCTCAGCA